CAAGCCTGGTATGTGCAGATTCTCATGCGCTACAACGAGGCTGTTGCCTTGGATTACGTTATTCCGTTTCGCGTAATCACGCCGGCGCCACGCGGCGGCGACGCAGCTTCAAGCGATCCCGTACATACGATTAATCTCAGCAATTTTACCGGGCGCGTACAGGCAATGCTGCGCGCACGAAGGCTTGACCCGGCCCGCTGGAACGTGTTACCGTTCCCTGTCAATTATCAGGCACTTGGCGGCGATGCATCACAGCTTGCGCCGAAAGACCTGTTAGATCAGGGCTTTGACACATTGTTGAAGTGTATCGGTATGCCGGTTGAGCTGTTTAACGGAAGCTTGACGATGCAAGCTGCCCCTGCGGCGCTTAGATTGTTCGAGGCAAACTGGGCGCATTTACCGCACAATTTAAACCGTTTTCTGGCGAATGTCGCGTCTGCTGTTGCCAGAGTTAAATCTTGGGAGCCGGCAGCTGTGCGACTAATGCGCGTAACGCACGCAGACGATCTAAACCGGCAGATGGCAAAGCTGCAGCTGATGATGGGTCAGCAAATCAGCAAGACCACGGGCCTCAAATCTATCGGACTCGACTACGACGAAGAGACAAAGCAGCTTCTCGAAGAAGAAAAGATTTACGCAGAAGAACAAACCAAAATGCAGCGCGAGATGGAACAGGCGCAGCAGATGGACGCGCTTTCACAGTCCGCCGGCCCAGCAGTTGGCGGCGTAGGCGCTCCGGGCGCGGGGGCGACAGGGATGCCGCAACAACCGGGCATGACGCCCGCCCCGCCCGGCCCGCCAGCGAATCCCGTCGATCAGTTCATCATGCAGCGACAAAATACGCCAAATGTGCCGCGCACACCAGAGGATTTGCAAGCTCAAGCGCAGTTGCTTGCGCAGCAGATACTGTCGCTGCCTGAGTCTGTAAAAGACAGCCAGCTTATCAAACTGAAGAAGACAGATCCCACAATGCACGCACTAGTGCGCAGCATCATCGAAGACATCCGACAACAAGCGCAGGTTGAAGGCGGCGCGCAGCTTATGGCGCAGCAGTATGGCCAGCCAGCCGGCGGACAAGGCCCGCTACCGCCTGGGCCGTAGTAGAGGCCCAATAATGCGTGTCGGCATTTATACACACTACGCGCACTGTGACCAGGCCTATTTAGCTGCAAGACTGGCGCTGCTGTTGCAGAAACTTGGCGCAGAGTTCGATATCTACTCCGATAATACGCCGGGTTTTTTGGGTCTACCGTGCGACAGCGCCGTAGTGACACGCAACATAATCAAATACACCGAGTGGGCTAAAAAACAGCGCGTAATTATTTGGACGCACGTTCCGCCCATAGAGCAAATAAATTACGCAAAGCGCAAAAACATAAAAACAGTAGTAGCACCGATGTGGCAGGAGCTAGTTAGGCCGTTCAAAAAAACGCTCCAACGCGCTGATCACGTAATTACGATGAGCGCAGAATGCCAAATGCTCTTTTCTGAGATATTCAAATTGCGCTCTGCTGAGTTAATTCCGTTTGATCCGGGTTTGCCTGTTTTCAAAAAATCCGGAACTGTAAATGCGCGCAATGTCCGTATTTTTTTGCCGTGGTTTGATCGAAACGCTAAATGTACTTCCGCGGCATTTATCGCATCGTTGCGGTTTCTTATCGAACATATGGAAGAGGCGTATCTAACAGTAGCTATAACGCCAAGTCAATTCTCGCCCTCAATAGTCAAGTTTTTCTTGACGCTTCAGCGGCGTTGCAAAAATCGCGTAAGTATTTTGCGCGGCGTACCGGTAGTTTCTAGGGCGCATTTGTATTCCGCGCACGACATTACGCTACTACCGGCGGAGTGCGACAATTACGGGCTCTGCGCTATAACGTCTATCACGATGGGTACGCCGGTTTTAGCTACAGCTATTTCTCCGCAAACAGATTTTTTGTTCCCAGACGTCAATTCTGTGCTGGTAAAGACTGACATAGACTACGACGAAAATGGCGTAGCTCATGCACTACCAGACTACGACAAATTCATGTACGTACTACAAGAGCTTGTGGCTGAACCGCGACATATCCAGCGGTTAAATCACAAAACAAACTACAACTTAAACGCCCGCAAGAATGCGTTTGAAATGAGCTGGACAAACATATTCGACGCATGACGGGCGTTGGCGCATGGAGGTGCCGATGACCAAGCAAGTATTGCAAATTACGACAACTGTTAATTTTGCCCGCGAAGCTTACGGCAATGAAAAAACAAACGCCGATTGCGAAATAACAACGTATTGCCTTGCCGTCGCAAAGCTGGCAGAGCAGATAGCGCAACAGCTCTTTAAAGACATGCGCAGCGACATTGTTCCGCCAGATAAACACGACATTATTGAAAGTATTGTGCATGCCGCGGTTCTTAGCGAAGCCGTTGGCGTAGCCCGACGAACGTTTGAAAATATTGCCGCGATAACAAACGTACAAATTGCGTCCATGGTATCTACGCTTACGCGCGACTATCGCATGGTCGAGACTAAGCGCGATATAGAGTATCGCGGCCGGTTAAGCGTAAGCCCGTTAGCCACACAAATTGTTGCGGTCGCGGGAATCATTTGTAACGGCAAAAGTGTCATCAAATTTTTGCAGAAAAACGGGCTTGCAGCAGTTCCTAAGTCGCGTAAAATCCTTGCGCAGCTAGATGGCGATCTACTAGCCGTTCATGCCGTGTCGCGCTATTACACACTTAGGTTGTACGCGCACGCTGCCAGAAATTTAATCGCTGACGCCAATCAGTTAATCAAAAAGCTGAAGGCCGACGCGAAGCTTGCGCGGTTAGTGGAAAAAAGCACCGAAGGCATCAGGACACGTCACGCAGCGAAACAAGCATCGGCGGCTAACGAGGAAAAGAAAAATGCAAGAAAAAAAGCTTCTAGACGCAATTCGTGACGAGTATGCTACAGCCAATCCCGGCGCTGTAGTCGAGGGTGGTGTAATAAACCACTTTTGCGAGTTTGCAAACAATTGGCTATTAACAAAGGGCGTGGTCGGCGTTGGCCAGACCGTCGACGGCTTTGCGATTAGATTTTCTGATGGCAGCGAATACATTCTTGCGGCAAATACGCCAACCGATGTAACGCCAGGCGCGCCCGTGCAGATAACAGGGCAAGCGTCTAGAAATCAACGCACCATGCCCGATACGACACGCAGCGTAAACATCACTGGCCGTTAAGGAACAACATGTTTATTTGTCTGGAAGGTATTGACGGCGCTGGCAAAAGTACGCAAGCGCGGTTGCTTTCTGATTACTTTGCGTGTCAAAAACGCCTAGTAGAGTTAGTTGCCGACCCGGGCACAACTAAAATCGGAAAGGCCATTCGACAAATACTGCTTGATAATGACGACCCGATTTCAGAGCGCGCGCAGATGTTACTTTTCTCTGCAGCCCGCGCGGAATTAAGCCATTACATTCAAAAGAAACTAAGCGACGCGTATTCAATTGTTTGCGATCGTTGGCTGCTGTCTACGCTCGTTTATCAGGTTGCGTTAAACGATACAGACGAGCGGCTCGTATACGACATTTTTGATCACACCGCTATTCGTCCAGATATCTGCGTTCTGCTAGACATAGATCCGGAGGACGCCGATTCGCGCAAACAGCACGAGACACGCAAAGACAGGTATGAGCGCGTTACGTTAGCTGAGAAAAAAATGATGCGCGCGGCTTATTTAGATTACGCCAGAAGGCTCGCGGTAACTGAGCCGAAAACAATCGTGGCTATTGTGCCCGCTTACGGCACAGTAGACGAGGTTAATCAACGGGTTTTAGATGTCGTTTTGCGCGGAAAGGAATCCAATGCAAGGATTAAAGTTGCTGGCGCCCGTACTAACTAAAGCAGATTTGCAGCATTTGTGCGGTGTTCTATTTGATGTAGCGCAGCGCCACACTCCGAGCACCTCGTTTGCGGATATTAACGAGTTGCTCAATGCGGCACAGATAATGCAGTCTAACGGCATACCTGTGCAACCTGTGGCTAAAATCAAAGCGGCACTCGGCGATCATTCGTCTAGCGTGACAAAGCAGTCAAACGAATATCGGCTTTTAAAGGCTAGATACGCCGCGTGCCTGAGCACAATAGCCGATTTAGCTGGAAAACAACCAGTAAAAGCAAAAAGCGCCTTTCACTCCGGTATTCACGAAGGTTTACGGCGCGCGGCTAAAATTGCGATAATGTTCTTGGATGATATAGTAGAGAATCGTCCGCTGCTGCCAAAGGGCGGAAAAATGAAAAAGTCTGATTTTGTGCGCTAGGAGATAATACGGCTTGTGGCTACGCTTAGTTTAAATACGGCTAACGAGATTGAGTTTAAAAACTTGACAGCCAATACGGCGCCGACAACTGCGCCGACAGTTCTGGCGCAAGTAGGCGAGTGGGAAGTTGGCAATCACGTTGATGCCGGCGTGGTTATAGACACTTACGGCGAATACCCGCCAATGCTTACCGCCAGCGACGCAAGAAAATTAGCCAAATGGCTAGTCAGGGCGGCCGACAGCATCGATACAGCGCAAAACCAGCCAAAGAAGAAAAAACGGCAGCACTACGAAGAAGATGACGACGAGCAAACATACAACTTCAAGGGCTAGTAAATGATAGACCAGAAAATTTCATCGTTGCCGCGCAAATACGCGCTCGCGACGTCGGATATGCTTCCGCTCGTCGACTCGCAATTTGGGCCGGCTAATTATGTAAACAAAAAGACAACCGTCGGCGACTTAATGGCGCTGGCTGAAATTATCGTAAACAATCAAGTTAGCGCGTTGAACACAGTAGCTAGCGTTAACGGTTTTGGCGGCATAGTTGTGCTGTCAATTGACCAACTAGATAACGTTCGCGTAATTGTTCCGCAAGAGAATCAAGTGCTAGCCTACGACTCAGCGCAATCTGACTGGGTTAACAAAAACTTGACCGATTTAGATCTAGTCCTCGACTGCGGTAATTTTTAACCATGGCTTTTCAATTTCGTAGAGACACCGCCGCCAACTGGGCTACAGCTAATCCTGTGCTTGCCCCAGGCGAGCCCGCGTACGAGCTCGACACGCGTGTCTTAAAAATTGGCGACGGGTTAGAAACGTATAACAGATTGGCGCCGTACAGCTCCGGCGACAATGCAACAGCGGGCGGCCGGTTGTCCGTAATACAAAATGTTTCTGCGCCAGATCCTTGGGCCACGTTGACTTGGAATACGTCAGCGGCAGTCGTATGGTACGTGCCGCATTCGTCTGACAAAATCACGTTATGGTCAGGCACAAACTGGCAGCAGTATACGTTTAACAATACGACTATGATTGGAATTGGCGGTTTACCGGCGTCCAAGAACTTCGATATTTTTGCGTATCAAGTAAACGGTGTTGTAACGTTAAGCGCGGTGCAGTGGACAAACAACACTACGCGCGCTGTTTCGCTTGTATCGCTAAACGGCGTTTTAGTGCGCAGCGGTATGGCAACAATGCGCTATATCGGCACCATTAGAACGAACACTACAGCCGGCACTACATCGGATTTGCTCGGCCGCCGACTCGTTTACAACTACTACAATCAGCTTGAGCGGCCGCTAGCTGTCGGACTGCCGTCGCCGCATACTTATTCCACGTCAGCGTGGCGTATTTGGAATAACTCCGTCGGTAGCGGCAACTGTTTGCAACTTGTGCTTGGCGTCCGGCAGCCTATACCTGTTTTTGCGCAAAGTTTTGTACGGTACGGCTATTTTCATACGCGAATTATGGCAGGCACGCCGTACACCACCACAATTTCTGCGCCTCCAACTGGCTCTACAAACGTTAATGTCGCGGGCGGTAATCAGCTTGCGTTATCTGTTGTAGATGACAACGTAGTGCCAAATTTTACAACAGTGTCCGGCGCCAATATGCCGTCGGAGCCGCGACCGGTTATTACCGCGGTATCTGGCAATGTTGTTACGTTAAGCGCGCCGCTTACAGCAAACGTAAATACGCTTGACTCCGTAATTCTTGGTCCCGCAGCCCACACGATTGAGCCCGGCGGTAACGCAATTGCCCCGACAGCTTTAAGCGGGCAGGCGTCCGCTACGGTTGTGTCGTCTGGCATAGCCGCTGGTTTGACATTAGGTGGCTTTTGTTCGCTTGTCCCGTGTGAATACGGTATATCCGCGGATTCATACTTTACTAGCGGGCGATTAACTGCCCTACCAATGATGTGAGCTATATGACTGAAAACCAAGACAATATGCCGGCGGAAAATACCGCGCCTGTTACGGCAAACCCGCCTCAACTAGCCGCGCCTCCGACAGTTGAAGTAAATTCTGCACACACTTTTTTCGCTGTAACTGGTGACGAACTAGCGCAACTGCATAAAGCTATTTCGGCTATTGCGCCCGTTTGCGGTGTTTCTGGCGCTGGGCCAGACATGTCACACTACCGCGTCGATTTTGAAGAGCATGCAACAGAAGCCCAGGTAAGCGAAGCTCTTGCGTTTTTACAAAATTGGCCGGAATACAAAGAGCGGCAGCGCACAATTGCCCACAACTACACACTGCTCGAGAGCTGGTTTAACGAGCAAATTGCCGCGGGTTGCCTGGTGAGCGCCGGGTTTACTCTTGGTTTGACAGATAGCGACGTGACTTTGTTAACTGGAAATTATGTGCTAGCCCAAGCCGCCGTTGCTGCAGGTATGCCTTTGCCGCCGATTATCGATAAAAACCAGGCAGTACACGCTGTCGATACGATCGAAAATTTCACGGCAATAATGCTAGAATACGGAAATCGAAGGGCGGCACTTGCGCAAGAGTATGCTCAAAACAAAGCAGTTATTGACGAATTTGCTGCTTCAGCTCAGTAGGACTCAGCGATGACTAAAGCTGTTAGAATTAAACGCCGCTTATCGGGGGAGCCGGGCGCGCCTTCGCAATTGTTAAACGCCGAACTTGCGTTTAACGAAATAAGCGGCGTATTGTACTATGGCCGCGGCTTAGAGCCAGATACAACAGCATCTGAGATTATTGAAATCGGCGGTTTTGGCGCGTTTGTCGGCCTCGCTGGTTCCCAACAAATTTCCGGCGAAAAAACGTTTCTTGACGACACGTTTTTCGCGGCAAACGTCCTCGCCCCAACACCGCCGACAAACGATTCGTCAAACAGATTGGCTACAACAGCCTTCGTTAAATCGCAAAATTACGCGACGCTTATAAACGGGCTTATTCCGGCAGAGCAGTTGCCCGGGTTCATCGACGATATTGTCGAATACGGCGACGAGAGTTACCTGCCGGAAGAGGGCGAAGCAGGCAAGTTGTATGTGATCAACAATACTGGCCGTGTGTATCGGTGGTCGGGGAGTATGTTTGTAGAGATTGTGGCGTCGCCCGGCACCACCGACGCCATTGCAGAAGGCTCCATAAACTTATTTTTAACGCCGGATCGTGTTTTCACATACTCGCCCGTCAAAAGCGTCGTTGGCCGGACTGGAGACGTATTTGTAACGCAAGACGACATCGGCCTAGCGAACGTAAACAACACCGCGGATATCGACAAGCCGATTTCTATAGCGATGCAATTTGCTTTAGATGCCAAAGCTGAATTGGTACACACGCACGTTATAACAGACGTTGTAGACCTGTCGAGCACGTTAACGACTATAACGCAATCGCTGAGTCAAAAGGTCAATGTAACAGATATTATTGACGGCGGTGGCTTCTGACATGGCAACAACGCAAAATATTATTGTCCACAGGCGTACTGCCGTACCCGGGCGTACGCCAACTGCTGCGCAACTAATGTTTGGCGAGTTTGGCATAAATTACGTTGACGGGCGTGTATTTCTCAAAAAAGCAGACAGCACGGTACTGGATATCACGGAGCCGCTGTACAGTATTGATGGCGGTTTACTCGTCGGCACAACGTCCGGTTTGCCGGCGCTGCTTACAGAAGCCGGTGCTGTGTTTTACACGGAAGATTTCAAACGAATTATCATCGGATAACGCGGTGCTGAAATGCCTTTAGACGTAAAAATCTCAGAGCTTCCCCCGACATTTGCCGTCAATCCGGCCGACCTATTTATTGTTGTAGATCTGAGCGGCGCACCTACAACTAAAAAAATACCTGCGTCTTATTTGGGCACACTCGCGCCAGTGCAGTCTGTCGCGGCAAAAACCGGCGCCGTTACTCTTGAAATTACAGACGTTACAGATCTGCAGTCGGCCCTTAATCAAAAACAAGTTGCGGGAAATTACGTCAAACTCGTTTGGGAAGCTCGAGAAATCAGCGGCACAGTAAATAATTACGCTGTCGGCTCAGCCAATATGCTCGTAATTTCAGCTACTAACTCAGCCAAAATTACGGGTTTGACTGGCGGAACCGCGGCGAGTTGGGTGCGCCTCATAAACACAACGATTAATACATTAACGCTAGCGCATCAAAGTTTGGATAGCCTCCCGGCAAATCGTATGATTATGGCATCAGGCGTAGATTACGTGCTTGGCGAAAATGAAGAAGCCGGCCTATTCTACGATCCGGTGTCTAGCCGATGGCGAGTTACGACATGTTGCGCAGCTCCGTATTGATTGGCTCACGGTTACTTCGCGCAGCAAATTTTTTGCTAAAGACACAACTTGACGGCAAAACATTATCAAACCGTGTTCAGTGGCTAGACACGAAAGTCGAGCACCCTGACCGTGTCGCGCAATGGCTAGATGACGAAGCGAATAAACGCGGCGTCATACTTAGCATGGCAGTTCGCGACCGGCTTATGCAGTTAGCCTTTCGCGGAAAAATACGAGCGCAGTACGCGCCGCTAATACGTCAAGATATTGGAATTGTTTTGGCGTACTACTCGCCGTGCAATTTCAAATTACCGCGCGCTAATTTGCTGCGTGTAGTGCAGCACTTTGCTGACGCCGGCTATCCAGTAGCAGTTGTCGAAGCTGTTATGCCGGGCGCAGTGCCGCTCACAGAGCTTCCAGAATGCTGTATACACAAACAAATACCGGCAACAGTTAAAAACATATTGTTTTTGAAGGAAAATCTGTACAACATCGGGGCTGCGTTGTTGCCGCATCCAAAACTGGTATTTATGGATGCAGATCTAGAGTTCAGCCGACGCGATTGGCTCAATGCGACAAGTGAGCTACTCGAAGAATACGACGTCATGCAGCCGTTTTCAAATGCTGTTTGGCGTGATCGTGATAACATAACTACGCTTATCGACAGACGCTGCGCCGCGCATTGTCTAATGTACGCCGAAGCGCCAAACGGCGACGTGTATCATCCAGGCTTCGCTTGGGCGTTTAGACGCGAGTTTTTTGAAGCCATAGGCGGCTGGTATGAAGATCATCCTGTTGGCGGCGGCGATACGGGCTTTTGGTTCGCGCTCGATAATAGAATGCCAAAAACATCAACAATTAACTACTGGCTAAACTGCAACAACCTGTTTGCAACAACAAGAGCATTTTCTGCTTATCGCGCCCGGGTTCTCGCGTATAATCCAAAATTGACATATCTCAAAAACAACGCAGCGTTGCACTTGTGGCACGGAACACGCGAAAAACGGCAGTACGTCTCGCGCAATATCGATTATTTGCCGCCGCTTGTAGACAACGACTATCCTGTTAAACGCGGCACGAATGGTTTAATGGAATGGTTAGACGAAAACAACGGCGTAAGATGCTTGCAGTATTTTCAAAGTAGAGAAGAAGACGGGTGATTTATGGCATTGCACCAAACGTTCCAGCTTATTCAACTAAAACGCGGAACAGCTGCCGATTTGGTCGAGCTGAATCCGCTTCTCGAAGCAGGCGAGATAATCATAGAACTAGACACCGGGCGATTTAAAATCGGCAACGGCGAGCTTTATTGGCTGCAGCTACCTTACGCGAATAGCTCTTCTGGCTACAGTTCTGTTGTTGCTTTGTCGGATGTGATTGGGCTGCAAACTGCGCTGAACAATAAACAACCAGCTGGGGATTACGCGTTAAACAGCGATCCGCGGCTAACTGACGCCCGCACGCCGGTTGCGCATACGCACACAATCGCCGACGTCGCCGGCTTGGACGAAGCGCTTGACCAAAAACAGCCAATCGGAGATTATGCGTTCTTCGTCGACCCGCCGGCTAGCGCGTCGTCTTCTGGCGTTACTGGCGCGGTTGCGCGCGACACAAATTTTTTTTATGTGTGTGTTGCGCCTAATACCTGGATGCGCGCAGCGCTATCGACGTGGACTTGACCCGCAAAATCTACTTGGTATAACCAGCACCATGCACGACAATCCGCTTTTAGAGATGGCGCAAAAAATTGCTGTTAAAGCGCATGCGCCTTATTCTCGGTTTTACGTCGGCGCCGCGGCACAATTCAGCGATGGAAAAATTTACTGCGGCGTAAACGTAGAAAACAAGTCGTATGGGCTGACAATTTGCGCGGAGCGTTCGGCTATTTTTGCGGGTATTGCCGCCGGCAGCCGCAAACTTGATGCCATAGCCGTGTGCAGCCTAGCGCACGATAACTGCTATCCGTGTGGCGCATGCCTGCAAGTAATCGCAGAATTCGGCACGCCAGACACAAAAATCTTTGTTGGTCACGAAGTCATGACACTAAACGATGTTCTTCCAAAAAGGTTTGAGCTATAAGCATGGCTAAGCTGTACTTCCGGTACGGTGTTGTTGGTAGCGCAAAAACTCTAAATCTTCTGGCCGTTGCGCACAATTATCGACAGCAGCGCAAAAATGTATTGCTCATCAAGCCGGCCGTCGACACAAGATTCGGATCAAAAACAATCGGCACGCGAGCTGGTTTAACAGCCACGGCTGATATTGTTGTGCCGGATAGCGGCGCACTAGATCTGACTGAAACAAAAAACGTTTCGTGCATTCTTGTAGATGAAGCGCAGTTCTTGCCGGTTACAACGGTAGAACGGCTACACAAGATTGCGCACGCTGTCGAAAACGGCATTCCCGTTATTTGTTATGGCCTGCGCACAGACTTCCGACTTGAATTATTTCCCGCGTCGAAACGGTTAATGGAGCTGGCCGATACGATAGAAGAGATCAAAACAACATGCACAGATTGCGATCGCAAGGCTGTGTTTAATCTGAAGATCAAAAACAACAAACCAGTATTAGACGGGCCAACCGTAGAGCTCGGGTTCGAAGACACGTATATTCCTGTGTGCGCGTCATGCTACGAGTTGCGGCATGTGCGTTATCTAGAGTGGAAGGACAATCAACGCAAACTTTGGGCAAAAGGAGTTCCGCATGACTTCGCCTGAGTACGTAACGCTTAAATTTGGGCCGGAGCAGCGGTATGAACTACACATTCCGGTACCTGCGCGACAAGAGATTTCTGTCTTACGTCAAGCTCTGTTGGATTGTTTCTTCGAACTCGGCGACAAAATTGATTACAGCGATCCAAAACAGATGACATTTAGCTGGCATGACGCCGCCTAAATACGACGAATTAAGCTGGCATATTAGATGGCGCGTAAAAAACGCAATACATACAAATACATTTATCAACTACGCGCTGGTAGCTAAAAAAAGGCAAACTTGCTCCTTTTTTTTTTAGCTACCAGCGCGTAGCTAAATAACGACAGAAAACACGGCATATTTAATACGGTATGTGTTTTCATTGTCTCTTTTCTCAAGGAGGGAGCATGCGAGTCATGCGCTTGGCCAATTTGGATGGTCACGACAGGCGGCGGTTCAGCGAAATCGCCAGCAATGTAGATATCGACTCGGCGAGGAATGCCGAGTTCGAATCGCTTGATTGGCGGCATAAGCAGCGGCTCATCGCGGCGCTGTTGCGCAAATCGAAGCGCGAGCGCGTTTCGAAGTGATCGATTTAGCCCCGGCGTTCGGTGGGGCTGTAGCTCAGTCGGTAGAGCATCGGACTTTTAATCCGTTGGTCCTGGGTTCGAGCCCCAGCGGCCCCACCGAGCGCCGTGGCTTCTTTTTCTCAAGGAGGGGAAAATGAACTGGATCGTCATGCTGATCTTGTCGTTTGTTGTCCCGATCGTTCAACCGATGGTACAACAGGGCGTCAGTAATGTTCAGGCTCGGGTGCAGCAAAGGATGCAGCAGCCCGCGCCACAGGTTCAAACCAGTCAGCCTCAGTATTACTACGACGGCAAAGACTGGTACTGCTTCCACAACGGGCAGTGGTGGATCTGGAAGCCTAACAACTGATTTTTGCGCGCATGGGGTTGTGGCGTAACGGCAGCCGCAGCGGACTTAAAATCCGCTGGGAGTAATCCCGTGTGGGTTCGATTCCCACCAGCCCCACCCCATGCGCGCGTTTTCTTTAGCTATGCGAGGAGCTAATGCTGACAGAACGCGCAATAGATCATTATGGAAATTGCCCCAAATGCGGAAGCAGTTGGGACGCTGGCGGCATATTCGAGTGTTTCCGGGCAATGCCGCATTATGCAGACAAAGCTGACTATGAGCTGTGGTATTTGATTCAAGAGAGCTACAGCTTGCCGTACAAATTCAGTCGACTGGTCGGCGTTGAGCATCCCGGCCGTTACGACGGCGTATGGGAGTGGCAATGCCCTGATTGCAAAGCGACGTTTCCACGGTTTGAAAGGGAAGTCACGCATGGAAAAGCCGGACAAGTGCGGTAACTGCGACAGCGCAAATCTTCGCCTGGATAAGGTTGAAGTACGCGCAGAATACGGCGGACATCTCGAGAACGGCGAGATGACGCAGCCCGAGTTTCTGCAGCCAATGCCGATCAGCTTCGACGTCGATATGTGGATCTGCGACGATTGTGACGCGCAGTGCCCGGATATGG